ATGATAATTCAATTTTTTATTGATGGTACAAAAGTAGAAGCTAATGCCAATAGGTATACATTTGTGTGGAAGAAAAGTATTCAAAATCACGAATCGAAATTGAACGAAAATTCAAAAGCATTATATCGTGACTTAGTTGAAGAAAAAATAATACCAGAGATAAAAGAAGATGGAGATAGCGATTTAACAATAGAAGAAATAGATTTAATTGGTAGTCATTTAGATAAAGAAATCGAAGATTTAAATCATTCTATTCAGAACGAAGATTGTACTCAAATTAGAAAACAGACCCGTAAAAAAAGAACTGAGATTAAGAAGTTCAAAAAGAAATTTGATGATTATTCCGAAAGAAAAAGTAAATATGAAGAACAAAAATCGATTCTTAAAGATAGAAATAGCTTTTCTAAAACTGATCATGATGCAACTTTTATGAGAATGAAGGAAGACCATATGAAAAATGGCCAACTTAAGCCAGGATACAATTTACAAATAGCGACAAATTCTCAATTTGTTTTATCCTATGACCTATTTCAAAACCCGACAGATACTAGAACTTTAATTCCATTTTTAACAATGATTCAAAATACCTTCGGTTATTTACCGGAGTATATTGTAGCTGATGCAGGTTATGGTAGTGAGCAAAACTATATGGCTATTATAGATGATTTTAATAAAACGCCACTTATTACGTATGGTATGTTTATTAAAGATAAAACGAGAAAGTTTAAAAGTGACATTTTTAACACTCAAAACTGGAAATATGACGAACTTAATGATGAATTTATATGTCCTAATAACAAAAGAATAGGTTTTAAAAGATATGCATACCGTAATGATAGATATGGTTTTAAACGTGACTTCAAACTATATGAATGCGATGACTGTTCAGCATGTTCTTTGAGGCAACAATGCATGAAGCCAAATTCGAAATCCAATAAGAAAATCATGAAGAATTATAATTGGGAATACTTTAAAGCCCAAATTAATCAAAAGCTTTCTGAACCAGAAACGAAAAAAATCTATAGTCAAAGAAAAATTGATGTAGAGCCTGTTTTTGGATTTATGAAGGCTATTTTGGGTTTCACTCGAATGTCAGTTCGAGGAATAAATAAAGTTAAACGAGAGCTAGGTTTTGTATTAATGGCACTTAATATAAGGAAAATAGTAGCTCGACGAGCTGTATATTATCAAATACATTTAAAAAAAGCTGATTTCTATCAAATAATTAATAGAAATCAGCTTTTTTACATTGCCTAAGAACTTAATGTCCCAAGCTCTTTTTATATTGCAAAAAATAATTGGCGGACGAGGTATCGGCATAGTTATTCCGAACTTCCAATTAATAAAACTCTATACCCGTAATCTTCAATGAGTTCTGGCGCTTCCCTTTAATTCCTTTTACATATTCAAAATGAATGTTTTTGATTGCCATCTTTATGAATTCAGTTTTTAACTCATCTTCCATTAATTCCCAGCCGTTTAGCAATGAATACTTGAAATTTTTAATCTTCTCATAGTTAAAAGTCTTACCCTTATCATTATCCTTGCGCTTTTCATACTCATGTATTTCTTTGTCAATACGACTTATTATTGGAAAAGCTTCATCCTTATCCATCATACCTTCTATAAAAAGTGTTTGACATCTAGCGCGTTCTTTTCGCAACTTTTCAATATCGATGCCGACATCTTCTATTTCTTTAGGTTGGTTTTCGATTTTATATGATGTTAAATCAAATTGTTTTAGATAATTGTAAAATTGTTTTAAAACCTCGCCTTCGTCGATGTTACATGCATTTTTATTTTTAGTATTTTTGCAGTTAGAACAAAAGTATAGTTTAGAATACCAAACTTCTTTATTTTTAGGCGTATGCTTGACTGTGTTTAAAGTCAATTTCTGGTTACAGTTTGGACATAATAGTTTACTTCTGAAAATAGCGTTATGTTTTACGATTGTAGAGTTAGTTTTTTCACTTATCCTTAATTTTATTTCTTCGTATTCTTCTTCACTTATAATAGCTTCGTGGGTGTTTTCGACGAATATGTCACCGAAAACAAGATGACCTCTAGCTACCGGACTCGTTAGAGCATTGCCTATAACTGATCTGTGCCAGTTTTTACCTAAGGGTGCTTTGTATTTAGAGTTGTTCAATTTTATAGTTATTTCTCTTAAACTAGTACCTTTTTTCGCTTCTTCTACTGCAAATCGTAATACTTTTTTATATTCATTAGGCACAAATTTATCGTTTACTCTGTCGTAATAGAAAGGAGGGACAGTTTTAGCTAACCCTTTTCTAGCTGATGCGCGTCGACCCATTGCAGTACGCTCTTGAATTGTAGTACGCTCCCACTCTGCCATAGCACCTACTAATGTTACGAACAAACGTCCCATAGCAGAAGTTGTGTCATATACTTCTGTTGCGCTCCTAAACAACACGTTTTTATTCTCAAACAATTCTAGTATCTCTAGTAAGTCTTTAACACTTCGAGTTAATCGATCTAGTTTATAGACTAAAACCAAATCAAAATTATCTATTTCATTCAACATTTCTTGTAAAGCGGGTCTGTCTTTTTTAGCTCCGGAGTATCCAGCGTCAGTATATACTTTATGAATTTTCCAGTCGTTTATGTCGCTGTAAGCTCTTAATTTTCTTTCTTGTTCTTCGATAGAGTGTCCTTTTTCTTTTTGTTCAAGTGTACTCACTCTAGTATAAATTGCTACTTTCATGTGCTCCCTCCTCAAAATTGGCAAAAAATAATAAGGGTAGGCGGGCTACCCGTGATTTTAGTACTAGGTACTAAATGTGATATAATAAAATAAAAAGTAGGTGATGAAATGTGTGTAAAATTTACTGACGCAGAAATAGCTTATATAAAAGAATCAGTTGAAAATTATAGTAGTGAATTTGATATTTATGACGATGAACAAGAACTTAAATTAAAAATTTATGAACAAATTATGTTAAAAATCAAATCTGAATACAAGGATACCTATTTATTCCGTCTTATTAATTGATTTGGTATATTCTCTTAATATTTTTTCGTTTTCATCAACAATGTCTTTTAGTGTGTTTAAAAGAAAGTCACAATCACCTTTGGCTACTGCACCAGCTTGTGAATGGTTGATTATGTTTCTCATACTATACGCAATTTCTACCCGTTTTTTGGTTCTATAATTTACTTTACCTTCTTTAGTTAATTCTCCTAATAATTTTGTGTACATAGTTGAATCGGTGTCTTTATGTTTGATTTTATTAACTTTTTTAATTTGATTAAAAACGTTTCTATAGCAACAGCAAAGGTTGCTGCAGCTGGCAAATACAATTCCCTTTTATAAGCTTGTAATCCTTGTTCTATTTGATAAGAAAAAGTTATATCATCAACAATCTCTTTCATACTATTTAAATCTAAGTGGTTGAACGGTTGTATTTCATCATGTGCTTTGTTTATCAATCTTTCTTTCGACTTCGATATCAATGTATTGTAATGATCGTTAGCTAATCTTTTGCCATAATTAAAAAATAAATCTAAATTGTTTTGTAATATTACGGTCCCGATATATTTTCCGTAGTAAATAGATGTGTAATAAATGTAATTATTAAAATCTAATAATCCGGATTGTTCTTCTACATACTTTTTAGAATCATATATGTATGAAGTAAAGTGTTTAGACAAATATTTGATATCAATATTACGAAAATTATATATTTCTTTTAATTTACTGTCATTTGAGATAACGACGATGCAAGGTTCTTCAAAAAAAGATTGATTTAGAATAAAATATCGAAATCTTGTAATCGTTCTTTTCTCATGAATGGGAAAGCTTCTGGATTGCTACTAAACTGATAATTGTATCTGTTTTCAACTACATATTTGTAGCCTTCTAAAAATTTACGCAAGTATTCTTTTAAAGTTTTATTCTCTTCCATCCCTCATCCTCCTCACGCCATATAGGCGTTTATTTCTTATATTCTTCTTCAACATACTTTTTTACTAAATATTCAAGAATAAGTTCGGTCATTAGATCGTTTTCTTCGTACTCTTTATGAAGTTACTTTATTCTTTGAATTAATTTAACTTATCGCCATCTATTTTTTGTGAAATAAATTCCAAGTATTTACGCGCATTATGTGACGATAAATCTTTAGGTAACTCATAAGTGAATGGTTGATTACCACTAGTTAAAACTTCATATACTATAGTTTCTTTTTTTATTTTGCAATTAGTTATTTTCATTATAAACTCCTTTTAAACACTGATGAAATAGACGTCTTTTATATTAAAGTGCCATATAGGCGCTATTAATCAAAAATTCGATAGTTATAAATAACTTTGCCTATCACTTCGATTTCATCAATAGAATCTAAATCGTAAGAATTAGTTTTAAATTCATCTGAATAGCTTACTGGGTCTAAATGTAGTTTTGTTTCAGTACGTCTCACACGTTTAACTGTATATTCACCACCTAGACGCAATACAAGGATGTCGTTGCTGCTAAGTTTATGATCACAAGACTTTCTATAATCATGGACAATTATATAAGAACCGTTAGCGAGTATTTTATTCATGCTATCTCCGTTTATTTTTAGTGCTATACATTCGCTAGGTTTACGACCGTTAAAAGCAAATGGTGGAACTTTTAATTTTTCATTATCAATTGCAACTTCTTCGAAATTTCCAGCAGAAACTTTACCGAAATATGGAACCTCGATTTCGCTATCAAATTCGGGTAAAACAATTTCTTCAATTTCTCCTAAGAGATAACCTTTAGAAACGTTGAACAAACTTGAAATTTTTTCGACCATACCCATTCTAGGTTCAGTTCTTCCGCTTTCCCACATTCTTATAGTACCTTCGGAAACATCTAATTTTCTAGCCATCTCAACTTTAGACAATCTATTGTTCAATCTGATTTCTTTTATGGAATTTTTGAAAGCCATTTTGTTTTCCTTCCTTATATATAATGTTTTTTACACTTTTATTATACTATGAAAAATCGTAATTGCAACCCTTAAAATACGATTTACGAAAATAAAAATACGTAAAATTCTAAAATAATTACGAAAAACACTTGAAATCGTATTTAAATTACGATATACTTTAGTCAGAACTTAACAAGGAGGTTAAAAAATGAACTACATCAAACAAAGTCTGAAATTAGATGAATGGCGAAAACGAAAAGGTTATACCCAGTCGTCTTTTGCTGAAAAACTTGGCATTTCACCATCTACTTATAACATTTGGGAAAATAACCCAGAAATGATTAAACCTAGAGATGCTTTTAGAATTGCCAAAACATTAAATATCTCTATTGATGAGATTATTTTTTTAAAAGATGAATCGTATTTTAAATACGTTTTGGTCGAAGGGAAACAAATGTCTTAAAAGGAGGAATGAACGATGCAAGCATTACAAACATTTAATTTTAAAGAGCTACCAGTAAGAACAGTGGAAATTGAAAACGAACCTTATTTTGTAGGAAAAGATATTGCTGAGATTTTAGGGTATGCAAGGACAGACAATGCCATCAGAAATCATGTTGATAGCGAGGACAAGCTGACGCACCAATTTAGTGCATCAGGTCAAAACAGAAATATGATCATTATCAACGAATCAGGATTATACAGTTTAATCTTCGATGCTTCTAAACAAAGTAAAAACGAAAACATTAGAGAAACCGCTCGGAAATTCAAACGATGGGTAACATCAGATGTCCTACCAGCTATTCGAAAACACGGTATATACGCAACAGACAATGTAATTGAACAAACATTAAAAGATCCAGACTACATCATTACAGTGTTGACTGAGTATAAGAAAGAAAAAGAGCAAAACTTACTTTTACAACAAGAAATTGGAGAGCTAAAACCCAAAGCAGACTATGTAGATGAAATCTTAAAGTCAACTGGAACATTAGCTACAACTCAAATCGCGGCAGACTACGGTATATCAGCACAAAAGTTAAACAAACTACTACACGAAGCTAGATTACAACGAAAAGTGAATAAACAGTGGGTGCTTTACTCAGAACACATGGGCAAGAGTTACACAGAATCAGACACTATACCAATTGTACGCTCTGACGGTAGAGAAGACACAGTTTTACAAACTAGATGGACACAAAAAGGTAGATTGAAAATACATGAAATCATGACTGAATTCGGTTATGAAGCTAACGTAACTGCTTAACAGGAGGGCGCAGCAAATGGAAGATCAAAACAAAAAAGTCATTTATTACTACTATGACGAAGCAGGTAATAGACAACTATTATCAATTGGAGATTTGAATCTCTATTTATTAAAAGATATTAAATCAAGATTTGGTTTATATAAAAAAACAAATCCCTGATTTAGATAATCTGTTCGTTCAAATAGACGGTGTTGAATTTAAAGTACTATAACCCGAGCAATGCACCTCTTAAACAACATTATACACGAAAGGAGCATAAACAAATGAACACACTATACAAAACAACCTTCCTCATCACAATGGCAGTTGCGACTTGGAAGGTTTGGAAGATTGAGAAAAACACAAGATTTAAACTTAGAAATTTTGATTATCCAAAAATTAATAATGCTCAGAGCAAATCATTGTTGGATATTGCTAGTCACGATTTAAAAGATATTTAACTGTATTCAAAATTTTCATATCTTGTTGAGCTTTTAAGCTTTCGTATAAAGCTATTGAATAAATAATTTCGTAAGATACGTTTTCAGGAGCATCTTCTTTCAACTTATTTATTCTATCTCTAAAAAAGTCACTGTCACCACCGAATTCTTTTTCGGCTTGATTACTAAGTTCACCAAAGAAATTTTGAAAATCATTAAATTCCATACTTATCACCTCCTTTCACTAGGAGATAACTAAATTATACACGAAAGGAATGGTAGAAGTGCCACCACACATTCAACAAATGTTATACGAAATCCAGTTAAAAGCTGGTATACCTCAAAAATTAATGGAAATGCAAGGTTTGATAAACGATGAAACAACCAAAGAGGAGAAAAAAGAAAATGAGTAACATTTATAAAAGCTACCTAGTAGCAGTACTATGCTTCACAGTCTTAGCAATTGTGCTTATGCCATTGCTGTACTTCACTACAGCATGGTCAATCGCGGGATTCGCAAGTATAGCGACATTCATATTTTATAAGGAATACTTTTATGGAGAATAAAAAAACTGCTACTTGCGCCAACAAGTAACAGTGACAAACGATTAACAAAATTAATTCGTGTTCAATATAAAACGAAAAAAGGAGGAAGTCAAGATGTATTACGAAATAGGCGAAATCATACGCAAAAATATTCATGTTAACGGATTCGATTTTAAGCTATTCATTTTAAAAGGTCATATGGGCATATCAATACAAGTTAAAGATATGAACAATGTACCAATTAAACATGCTTATGTCGTAGATGAGAATGACTTAGATATGGCATCAGACTTATTCAACCAAGCAATAGATGAATGGATTGAAGAGAACACAGACGAACAGGACAGACTAATTAACTTAGTCATGAGATGGTAGGTGTAAGCATGAGAGATACAGAAAGAAATATATTGAATATTTTTAAGACATTATTCGACGAATATACTTTGTCAAACCAACGAGCACTATTGGAAATTGAACGTAATCATCACGGATACTTATCGATTAATTTCTTGCACTATCACGACAGTTACAAAACAAACAATAAGCTTGTGCAGATACATGAAATCAATCCAGATAGCCATGAACGAATAAAAAATTTAATTATCGAGGTGCTAAGAGGTCATCGGAAGATTAAAAAAGGAGCATGATGATGGATATAAAAATAAATAAGTTAACAATATCAAACTTTGCTGGAATCAAAGAAGAAAGCTTTAACTTTGACGGTAAAGACACAAAAATATACGGCAATAATGCAACGGGTAAGACTACGACAGCAACCGCATTACAATGGCTGCTTTTCGATAAAGGTTTGGACGGATCAACCAAATCATTTAACCCTGTACCTTTAAACGAAAAAAACGAAGAAAATTATGAGTTAATTCCGACTGTTTTCGCAGAATTTGAAATCGACGGAAAAATTACGACTTTTAAAAAAGAGTCACATCCTAAATACACAATAAATCAAAAAACGAATCGCAAGGAATACTCACGAAGTCGAACGAAGAAACAATATATCAATGATGAATCAATAAAAGTAAAGGATTATAAAGCTCGTATTGATGAACTGATTGATGAAGATGTATTCAAGTTAATTACGAACCCTCAAGCATTTAACTTACTAGATTGGAAGAAGCGAAGAAGTTTGTTGTTTGAAATTGCTAAACCAATCAATGATGAGGATGTCATTAAAACAAATGATGATTTTAAAGAATTAAATAATATTCTTGGAGATCATGAATTGAAACAAAGAAAAAGATTCTTACGGACAAGATAAAACAGATTAACAAAGATATCAAAGATATTCCGATACGTATTAACCAAACACAACAAAATAAGCAGGATGTACCTGAATTCGATAATGATAGATACGCAATTATCAAACAAGAAATTGAGCAACTTGAAAATGAGCGTATAGAGATTCAAAACGGTGCAGAAGAAATTAATTTGCGTAACCAATTAGCTGATAAACAATCAGAATTGAAGCGCATAGAAGCTAATAATAGCGCCAGTAATGATAACAAAATGCATGCTTTAACAAATGAGTTACACGTTGAAAATGGAACGGTTGCGAACCTTAAAACAAGATTAAAGCAAAACAAACAACAAATCGCACATGAAGAAAATAGACGTAATCAATTATTAGAAAAATCATAAAGGATTAAAAAGTGATTTAGAAAAATCTAAAAATCAAAAATTTGAATATCTTGATGACAATGTATGTAGTTGTTGTGGTCAACAGTTACCAACTGAACAAGTGAATGAGGCAAGAGAAAAAGCTTTACAGAAATTCAATGTAAAAAAATCGAAAGAATTAGAAACAATACAAACATCTATCAATCACATTATTTCAGAAGGCAAGAAAATAAAGCCAATCATCGAGAAGTTAGAGGATGACAATAATAATCTTCAAATTAAAATCAACGAAGCAGAAGAGCGTTCAGCAAGAATACAAAACAAAATTAATAAGTTGAAAACGACTCACGTTGACGTTACGCAAACTGACGAATACAAAGCAGTAATGTTAGAGATAAATGAGATTAATCAAAAAACGCTCTAACATCAGGAAAACTATTCAAGATAAAGTTTCAGGAATAGATGACAAAATAAGCGAACTTACTCAAGAAAAATCAGAAATTGAAGTGTCAAGATCAATCGAAAAATCAAATAAACATCTAGATGATGTTATTTCTGAATTAAGAAATGAAGAAGATAGATTATTGGATGAAAAAGAAAAGTATTCACATGACCTTTATATCTTAAAAGAATTTACAACAACAAAAGTCAAAATGCTTACTGAAAATATCAATAACGAATTTGATATTGCTGAATTTAAGTTATTCAATACCTTAGTTAACGGCGAATTAGAAGAAACATGTTCCACAACGGTTAACGGCGTCGAATACGACAGCGGTTTAAAATAACGCCTCAAGAATTAATGTTGGCTTAGATATCATCAATACACTGTCAAAACTATTTTAAAGTTACAGCGCCAATATTTATTGATAATGCTGAATCAGTAACAGAGCTTATCAAAACAGAATCACAACAAATTCAATTGATAGTAAATGAACAAGATAAAAAATTAAGAATGGAGACTATATAAAATGACTGAAAATAATAAATTACAAACTATTGAACAACAATTAGTACAAGAAAAGAACGTATCTGACAACGTATTAAACAAAGTGAGAGTTTTAGAGTCACAAGGCAATTTGGAATTGCCAAATGATTATTCACCAAGTAATGCCATGAAACAAGCATGGTTACAAATCAGCCAAGATAACAAATTAATGAGTTGTAACGATACAAGCAAAGCAAATGCCTTATTAGACATGGTAACGCAAGGTTTTAAATCCAGCTAAAATCAATGCTACTTTATTCCTTACGGCAACAAAATGCAGTTACAACGTAGCTATCACGGTAATGTAATGATGTTAAAACGTGATGCAGGTGCTCAAGATGTTGTTGCTCAAGTGATTTATAAAGGCGATACATTCAAGCAAGAAATGGGAGAAACAGGACGTATCAAAGCGATTAAACACGAACAAGACTTCTTTAACATCGACAAAGAAAACATTATCGGTGCGTACTGCACAATCGTATTTAATGATGGACGAGATAACTATATCGAAGTCATGACTATTGAACAAATTAAACAAGCATGGATGCAGTCATCAATGATTAAAGATGAAAAAGCATTACAAAATTCTAAAACACATAATAATTTCAAAGAAGAAATGGCTAAAAAAACAGTTATCAATAGAGCTGCTAAACGTTATATCAACACATCAACAGATAGCAATCTTTTCAAATACGCACAAGAATCCGAACAACGTCAACGCAAAGAAGTGTTGGACGCAGAAGTTGAAGAAAATGCAAATCAAGAACAATTGGACTTTGAACAACCAGTTCTTGAAGAAGCACAATACACAGAATTAGAAAATGATAAGCCTATTGATGTATCTGACTTTGAAGAAATAAAAGAACCTGCAACAGAAAAAGAAAGCGAAGAAGAGCCATTTTAATTGAAACAATAGCAACTGGTTCAAGTGGTAACTGCTACGTCTTAAAATGATGGACGTACTACGTTACTGCTTGAGGCAGGAATAAAATTTGAACGTGTTCAAAAAGCATTTCAAATATAAAAACAAGACATATAGCAGGGTGTCTTATCACACACGAACATGGTGATCATGCAAAGTACACAAAGCAGTTTGTCGACAATGGTGTAATCAGCTATATGACTGCTGGAACACAACAAGCTATGAATTTTGAAAGTCATCGCTTATGCACGATTAAGGCAAAGCAAGAGCTGCGAATAGGCACATGGTCAATTCTACCGTTTGACATCGAACATGATGCTAACGAGCCTGTGGCTTTCTTATTACAAAGTACATTAGGTTATAAGGTTCTGTATGTTACTGATACAAAGTATTTGAAATACAAATTTAACGGCATTACGCACATGATGTTAGAAGTTAATTATATCTATGAACAAATACAGGAAAACATAAAAAACGGCAGTGTGCACAGCACATTAGCAAATAGAATTATGGAGTCTCATTTTAGCTTAGAACATGCTATCGGAATGTTAAAAGCAAATGATTTAACTAGACTCGAAGAAATACATTTAATTCATTTAAGTAGTCAAAATTCAAAATGCAAATACATTAAAAGTGAAATACAAAAAGTGACGGGCGCGCCCGTTTATTTTGAGGTTTATAAATGCTAAACAGAACAATATTAGTTGGTCGTTTAACTAGAGACCCAGAATTAAGAACCACTCAAAGTGGTGTAAATGTAGCATCATTCACATTAGCAGTTAACCGCACATTTACGAATGCACAAGGAGAGCGCGAGGCAGACTTTATTAATATCATCGTATTTAAAAAACAAGCAGAGAACGTTAATAAATACCTATCTAAAGGATCGTTGGCGGGCGTAGATGGTAGGTTACAAACGCGGAACTATGAAAATAAGGAAGGTCAACGTGTATACGTTACGGAAGTT